TTCCTGTTCACCGATGGCAGCGAGTACTGTACTCGCGGCAAAGAGAATCACCACATCCTGGTAATCCTTCAACAGCCAATCTTCTGTCAGTGTTTCAGGATCGGTGGCTGGTTGGATGTAGTAGGAAATGTCATAGGAGCTCTGTGGGGATTCCGCCCGGATGTTGAGCGTATCTCCCAGAGCCCAGTAGATGTTCGTCTTGGGATAGCCGTCGAAGTCCAGCAGATTTCTCGGCTCCGCCTCAGTCAATTCCCTGGGTATGGAGCCAATGTCTGTGTCTGTCATCGGAATTTCTGGAATCATCACAGAGCAGATTTGCCGGATGTTGGGGCAATTGTCCGTGAGACTAATGGATTGGACTGCCTGAGTGGTATCCAATCCAGTGGGGGTAACTTTGACAAGATCGCGCCAGAAGTTCCCTTGCCTGTGTGCTGTGCGAATGGCATTTCTCAATGCCAACTTCGTTTCTTGAACCAACTTGGGGCGGTTGGTCCAACTGTACACATCAGCAACCAACGCATCCCAAGTGGCAGTTGTCATTGCAGCTCCTTAGTTTGCGTGCTGTCCTGCTTTTGCGATGGCTTCCACGACCTGTCCTGCGCGTTCCTTGACTTCTTCGAAGGGCCGATTCTCGTCACCACTCAAGGGAATATGCAAACCAGCAGCTCGAATTTCTTCTTCCGAGACCATGAAAATGGCAGGATTCTTCTGTTTTGCAACCTTCTCCAGTGCGGAGACCGCATCAGGATCAGAGGTGCGGAAGTAGTTACCATGTGCTTGCAGCACATAAGCAACACCAGGAATGGGGCGTCCATCCTTGTCACGTTCTTGGACAACAAAGGTAGAATTCGTATGACGGACGCCAAAGATTCTCTCTATGGGCGTATCTTGCTTTGCAGTTTCCATGATTCAACTCCAAGTGAAGGGGGTAGGTGTGGCATTCTTTTTACTGGGGAACGCCACCAAGCCCAGTTCCGAGGACCCCCCTCAGTTCAGCCCACCGCTCCCGCAGTGTAGTTGTAGGTGATACCGTTCGCAGGAACGTTCTTCACCAAACAGGTCATCTCAGTGGTGAGAGTACCGCCGACTGCGTCCACGCCGTTGTCAACAGGAGTACCGCCCATGTTGAATTCACGATTCTGAGTCTTGCGACCCGTCATGTACGCAGTGCCGAACGAGGACAGATCCACCGCAATCGCCATCTTCGCCCACGACGCAGAACTGCCGAAGGCATTGAACAGCGGATGTTCGACAATGTTGAAACGACCACGAGGAATCTTGACCGTATCGAACTGCAGGCCCCAGGAGGTTTGCTGATCATTGATCATGTAAGTGCTGTTCAGTCGGGCGATCTGGTGGATCACGCGACGAGCAACACCACCAACGAACAGAACACGCTCATTGGGAACCTTCGGATCCGTGGTCTGTTGGAACACCGGGTCCATCGCAACTTCCCACTGAGTGTACGTGGTAGTCGCACCCAGGGTAGTCACGTTGCCAGCAGCACCGACGGTCACATAGTTGATGAGACCATTCATGCAGCGGAACGGCATGTTATTCCGGGTACCGTTGAAGGTCTGACCAAACAGCAGTGCCTTTTCGATGTCGGCAGCATGGAACGCAGCGCAGTCCTGGCGATTCTCCGCATCCGGCGCAGAACCAGCAATGACGCCAGTCGCGGCGGCAGTACCAGTGGTCAGCCAAGTATTGCGGAAGATCTGCGTGTAGTTGATGACGCGCACAGGAACGATCACCAAGGACTGGGGCCTGGTGCTCGCTTCTTCGTAGGCATTGCCAACCATCCACAGTTTGATGGCGCTGGACATGGCAGCAGCAGCCACCGTACCAACAGCACGAACCACAGTCAGCGTGGTGGCGCTGGGAACAGCAGTGACAAGAACGTGCTCACGCGCGTTGGTGCCGCTGTCCGCTTCCAGAATCATGCCAGGAAGGATGTTGGTGGTATCCACCACGGTCAGCGTGGTATCACCAATGAGCTGCGTGCCAGCCAGAGTGACAGACGGGAAAATCATCGTCTTGCTGAAATAGCCGTGTTCCGGCTGGTACGCAGTTTCTTCCTTCAGCATCGAAGTGAGGCCAAAGAGAGGTGACTGCCCATTGGGAGCAAGCCGCGTGATCATGGCAGAGAAGGACTTCTTCGCCAAATCAGTCGGGAAAGTCGAAGTGTTCCAGGTAGCAACAGGCATGATAGCCTCCAAAGAAAAAGAAAGTTGAGGAAGGGAAAAGACTAACGCACGAACACGGAGAGATCAGGAATCCAGGAAAGTAGACCAGTCAGTACCTTCCTGAGCTTGTTGAGAGGTTCTCTGCTGCACCGCTGGCGCTGACTGGTGAGTCGTGGCTGCAGCAAAGGTGGTAAGATATTTGACCGCCTCATCGTTGATCTGCTGCGCATTCCAGGTAGGATTCTGCATCTTCAACTGCTGGCGAGTCATGCGAAGCAGACCTTGCGCACCAGGATGATTCAGTACCGGATTGTCAACAGGGAGTTGATTCAACTGGAAGTCACGGAACTTCTCAGGCAGGCTCTGTTCCGTGCGCTCACGGATAACAGATCCAGCTCGTTCAACGGAAGCGGAGGAAAGTTGTGCTGACATTGCCAGGGTGTTCTGTGCAACCGCGTTGATGACTTGCATAAACGCTTGCGGGTCAGAACCTGACATTGCCTTCTGCATCAATTCCGGATTCACGCCAGAAAGCATATCCATCTTTCCAGCAGCTTCGCGGATCTTTGCAGGATCACTCGGAAGGATTGGCTGCGACCACGGGTCTGTGGGCGTCTTATCAGCAGGAGGAGTATCCCATACTGTCTTCCAGTTGTCCAAAGACGGACCTGTGTCAGCAGGATTCTGAGAAGTCTGTTGCTGGGGATCAGTTCCCGGCTGCGGTGCTGGCAAATTCGGCGCACCGCTCTGACCAGATCCAGTACCAGCAGCAGGATTGTTGGGTTGCATTGTTCCCCCAGGAGGCACTGGCGCGCCTTGCATGGGATTGGCAGGTTGCGGCGTAACCGTAACTTGTTGAGTGGGGCGGAACAGGTTGGAAATGTTAGGAAGGAGGGACATGATGATCTTTCAGAAGTTACGGTTGGGGGGATTTTTCACGCATACGTTCTTCGAACGCAGCACGTTGATTGTCATCGTAGGAGAGCAGTGCTTGGAATGTTTCAATGGAGCCGCACAGAGATGCATGTTGCCGAAGGCGCAACGTGTCTGCTGCGGGATCATTGAATCGGAGCATCAAAAGTTGCTCAATGAAACCGCCCATCAAGTTACTGAAGATCATCTTCTGATCCCGAGTAAGATTGAGAAGTTTCATTTCCGACAATGAATCAACTGTTTCAGAAGCAGGAGTGTCCATAATTGAAAAGATAGTTGAGGGGGTTCGAGGAGGAAAAATTACTGTGCGGTACCTCCTGGCGGTTGTAGGGGAGTATTGGCCAGGCGCTGGGCTTGAATACCCTGTACCTGGGATTGTTGCTGCTGCTCTGGCGTGAGCTTGAACTTGTCAATCCAAGATGCGCCCATGAGTTTCAAGTTGTACGCTGCCATACCAGGAATGTCGTAGGACATTGGCTGCCCGAGCTGGGCAGTTTGAGCAGCATACTGGAGAAATGCGCCGAAAAGTTCCGGATTCAGCAATTTGCTCACTGGCATAACGCCGTCAGCCACCTGGAATTGCCAGGCAATCTTACGAAGTTCCGCCGGATTGACCTGAATTTCCTTCTGCAATTGCTGATTGTACGCAGTGACTGGTGCCTGATATTGCAGGATATTGTACTTCAAGATGTGCTTGATCGGCTGGAACCAACCACTTTCCAGGAGAATTGCCATGGTTCTCGGCCGCGCTTCCGACTTATCCATGACAGTCTCAAACTCGCGGAGTGTCTTATTCCCCTTCTGGAACTGACCACGCTGCACCCGATTCTGGCCAGTAGACACATCGGACATTTCCGCAATATCCCGGGCCATTGCCAAGATGGTAGGAACACCCTCGTCCCGGTATGGCATGACTTCGATGGCCTCTCCGATGGGTTTCCCATAGGCGGTAGTCTTGACCGCAATTCTTGCAACTGGATCTACGCGATCAATATCGGCTTTCGCCACTCTGCTGGGATCATAGAGGAGACGGTCATACACCTTCCTTCTCTGTGACATAATTGCGGAGTTGTACAGAGCGGAGGCGAGGTATTGGTAGGGAGTTGCATTGTCCGAGAAGCTCTTCGTCTGATAGTTAAGTCCGTCTTCGATAGGTTGCCCAACAATGATCGGTAGCATATTGTGGGCATTGCTCTTCCTTTCGACGTAGATAACTACCCCACCATTGACAGTAATCACTTTGAAAATCTGCGGCACCCCATTGGCTCCGAGTTCCTTACCCAGATTGATGCCCAGTTCCTTGGGAATCGCTCGATGGTACATGGTCGTAACTTGGTACATGCCCACCGAATTTCCTACTCCCGGCTCTGCAAGTCCGGCCCAAGACATCCAATTGCTGCCTTGAGTGGCGTCATTCCTCATTGCATCGGGATTGACCGTGGGAACGTAGTACGGTTGAGACATATCCGAGAATGTGCCGTCGTTGCCGGAGTAACACGGCGAGTTGAATGCCTCATCTGCGTTCATTGTCAGCGAGGAATCCAATTC